ATTATATTTCCCATCCTGGGTTTCCTCCCATTTTTGGTAGCTGCTATTAGTTATTAAATAATAAACCTGGCCAGGTACAAAAATTTCCCTGCCCTCAGTTAAAAAAATAGTGGCTTTACCATTGGTTAACCGTAACTGCTGTTCATCAGGGTTTAATAGGCTGCTTAGTTCATCACTTTTTAAAATACAATAATCATCGGGTACAAAATCCACCACATTTTTGCAGTTAAAAATTTTTGCTATGGGCTCTAAATATTCGTTACCCTCCGGCTGGGCAAAGGTTTTAGGCATTACACAAATAATGGCGTTACCATCCAGGCTTAATGCCCTCAGTAACTCTTCAAAAATCCAATATTCAATATCCCCATAAACCGGGTAATTTTCAGTCAAATATTTTTTGGGGGTTTCCTCCTTATTAATAATGGCTGGTATCTCTTCATCAAACCTCATCATCCAATCAGGTGAACGGCGTATCTTTTCCAATACCCCCAAAACCCTTTCAACTGGGTTTTGTGTTTCGCTCTCATAAATATCATTCCGGTATATTCTAACCTCTTCGCTTTCATTTGGCCTGGCCTTTTTTATTAATAAAATCGGTGTTTCGCCATCAGCATGTATGCGTAATTTGTTATAAATATCCAGGGCCTCGTCATAAATTAACCCCCTCTTTTGTCCAATAAAACGGGCCCTCAATTCTGCCGGGGTAAATACTGTTGCCATTATTTATATTTTTTTGCGCTCAGGTAAAAAAGTTCTTTTTTGTTTCCATAAATAGGGTTTGTCAATGTTTAATTTATAGTATGCTGCTTTACTCAAAATATTATAAATCAAAATTTCAAAATTGCTGCTGTTATTTCCTCCCATACTTACTGCCCAATATTTTTGGGCTATCTCATAAATCTGTTTAAAACCCTTATCAACTTTGCCCCAAAATATGGGCCTGTACTTTTCCTGGTGGGGGTAAGTTTGGGTTAATGCCCCGGCAATACTAAAAGGTAATTCATCAGGTATGGCCCCGGCGAATACTGTGTGTTTTACTTTCAAATTTTCGTAAATATCCAGGGCGGTGGTAAACCATAATTTCGCCTTTTCCCCTTTCTTAAAATATATCAATTCGCTGTGAATGCTGTAATACTTACCAGGGCCATAATTTTTTATTATTTCATCCCGTTTAGCCCACATGGTTTCCTCAGTGCCATGATTAGGAAAAGTTATATCATGGGCTTTTACCTCTTCCATATACTGGGCCGGGCTGCCCCTCAGCCATAATACATCACAATCCAAAAAAAGGGTTTCCTGGTAAGGGCTTAACTGGTAAATGTGCATTTTTGCTTTTATCCATTCGTTTTCCCCCTCCTTATTTTGGTAACATTCCGGGGGCATTTCTGCCATGCTGGTGAATAGCTTTTTTTCTGCCGGCTCCATGTGGGCCAGTGCCATATCTGCCCAGGCCAGGTGAATATTTAAATCTTTATCCGCTGCCCTTATGGTGGCTGCCAGGGCCGCTGCCATCTTACCATAGTACGGGTGGCCGGCTGCAATACACAAAACCCCGCGTTTATTATTATCCATTTTTATATTTTTTACCAGTTAAAGTTTTACTTATTTTTTCCCTCATTTCGGCTGTTATAATTTTGCCTTTATTTCCTAAACCGATTTTTTGTTTTGTTTCTTCACTCATTGGGTTTTCACTATGCCATTTTTTTAATGCATTTGAATGTTTTTGTTTTTGTTCCTCTGTAAATTTTTTACCCAGCATGGGCCTGGGGTGTATTTTATCCTGCCATATTTTTTTAGCCGTTTCACTCATTTGTTTTTTTCTTTCCTCTGTAAATTTTTTTCCTAACATTGGGTGTATCTGCAATTTTCTTTTTTCCCTAATTTTTTGTTTTGTTTCCTCTGTGTGGGTTTTACCAGTAAAATGTTTTGAACTATTTAAAATATTTTTTTGCCTGGTTTCCTCTGTTGGTGCCCCCCGCTTTTTCCCCTTCCAAAATCCTGCATAACCCCTGGTACCATCCCCGCCATCAGTCATGTTAACCAGGGTGCCGGTTCCTTTATCCTGCCTGCCATACTTTTTAATATATTCCCTTTCTTTTTCGCTGGCCTGTTCCCATGTTTGCCCTTCATGTAAAATCTGCACTTTAAAACCATATTTTTTAGCTGTGTTATTCCAAAAAAGTGAACGTCTTATTATTTGGTATGGCCTGTTTATTGTTCCAATACCAATATAAAAAACTTCATTTTTAACTGGGTTTATATGCATGTAGGTGCAAAATTTATTTTTAATACCTTTCATGTTTACGAACATTGTTGTAAATGTAAAATGATTGAATAGGCCCCAATGGTCATTACATCATTATGACTGTACGGGGTACCATTGACGTTTACCGGGTTTAAAACTGTATTGTGTGGGGTTTGGGTTCCGGTATTGCTCAGGCTGTCGTATGTTATGCCGGTCATACCTGCAGTTAAAATCGCGCCTGGTACATGTTGCATACTACCCACTGCACTGGCCCCGCATGTATTAAAGCTATCTGAAAAAGTATTGGCAATGGTTAGCGTTTCGCTAATTGCAAAATTTAAACTGGCACTAAAACTGGTATCAAAATACAGGGCTGTAATGGTTAAAATAATATCCTCCGGTGGTGGTGGTGCCTCTGCCACATCCATTGTATCAGCAAAATCATAAAAATCATCATCACAATTTGTTACCTGTACCTGCACATTTAACCCGGTGCCGGCTACATCAGGTATTCCGGTAAATTCAACCGTACTACCTGAAATGTTTATGTTCATCCAGGCTGGTTTTACTATGCTGCCCAGGGCCATTGGCGGGGTGCCAGTAAACGGAAACATAAAAAAGTAACCGGTACCCACTACTGCGTTAGGCATAGGGGGCGGGGTTATAACTGCCACCCCTATGCATGTGCCCTCTGCTAAAACGTCAATGGAATCTGAAAAATCATAAAAATTTACCAGTTCACAATTAAAAACGGTTAAACTAACCGGGGCCTCAGCTATTTCCTCATCAGGGGTGCCGGCAAAAAATATTTCATCCCCCACCATTGTTATTTCCATCCAGCTGGGCCGGGCCCCCACATTTAAAACAAATGGGGCCATACCATTAACGGTAAATGAAAATGAATAGGCCACCCCTATAACTGCATCAGGTAAAACCGGGGTACTGGTAACCCCTACTGGTGGATAACAAAAATTATTGCATACTGCACAATTGTCATTTCGTACCAGGTAAGGTGTGGCAAACCCTTTAAATTTTGCCGGGGCTTCCGTACTGTAACCTGGTAATTCCTGCCATTCTATCTCATACCCTCCGTTTTTTCTCAGGCCCCCGTTATAAACATCACTATAAATTAAAACGGTGTCATGCGAAAGGGCTATTTTAATTTTTTCGTGGTATGCTTCATTAATATAATCAACTGTTCCCAGGTATTCCTTTTTTGTTACTGATTTTGTAATAAATAAACTCCCATCATGCCTGGTGTAAATACTTTCTTCATCATTAAACTGGGGCCGGTACAAATACAGGGGTAACCTTACCCTGTTGGGGGTGTATGCGTAACAATAGGTAAACCCATAACTGTTTTCCTCACATGAATACTCTAAAACGCTGGTATATTTTGGCTCAGTAATCAGTTTTAAAACCGGGCCGGCTGCCATGTAATGTGTAACAACATCGGGCACAATTTCAATGGCCAATCTAAAACAGGTGTTTGCGTCCACATAACTGGCAATATTTGGTAAACCATGTGGCCAAAAAATTAAAACAGTATGGGGGCCAGTTCTGTATTGTTGGAATAAATAACCATCCAAATGGTAATCATGCAGCTGGGTGGTGCCATCCTGGCTCATTACATAAAGTATAATGGCCCCGGTGCCTATGCTGTCGGCCTCCGCTTCGCTTTCCGCTGTTAATAAAATCTGAAATGCAATATCAGTGGGGGTGGCCACTGGTAACGGTGTATTATTTGGGGGCTCTGTAGATGAAAAATTAAAAAAGTTTGCCCTGGCTGTAGTTGCGGTAATCATTATTTATAATTTTCACTGGTTCTATTATTTTTACTGGTTCAATTAAACTTTCAGGGGTGTTTAGTTCCCTGGTTTCTATAAAATAACTATCTGCTTTCACTGTGAATAAATCGCCATTTATCATGGGCAACTTTGTGTTTTTTTTCCTAAAATTTTCAGGGGTGCAAAGTTTTTTTTTAGGTACCCAGCCTAATAATTCAACTATGTTTTTATCTGTGTTGTACCCACAAAAAAATATTGTGTCGGCTTTATAATCTTTTTGACATGCTAACATATTGCACCTATAACCAGGCTGGTAAAATCCTTTGCTTAACATTCCTTTTGTGTCTATCACATAACCATTTAAAGGAAAATCAATACCCCCATCATTACCAGGGTATAAAATCGGGTAATTGCCTTTATAATACCTGTAGTTTTCAACCTGGCAAATTAACCCAGCCCTTTGCTGTTCAAACGTTCCATTAAAATGGCTCCTTTGCCCCATAGGGTGGGCCCTTACATATTCCCCACATTTAAAAATTATCGTGGGCTCTATGTTAATCCGGTGGTACATTTTTTTATTCATACTTCGGAATTAATGTAAATTTTGCCAGGCCTGTTTCCGGCTTATAGCTTACTTTATCAATCCAGCCCTGGCCACTTTCGCAACTGTTAAACCAGGTAATTATACCATAGGGTGCAGCCAGTATTTTTTTAAAATCTGCCATACTCATGGGGTATTCAAAATCTACCCTTTCGGGCCTTAATATGGGTGCAACATTATCCTGGTTAACTACTATGGCCCCATATAAATAGTCATTTTCACCCATCAAACCCACCTCCCATTTGCACACATCACTTTCCATTTCACCCCTGGCAATATAATTGCCGGTACCATCCACAAAAATCAATTTCAGGCTGGTGCTGTAAACCCTGTAGCTGGCAAAAATTTTATCCAGCCATCTTAGGGCCACCCTGGCCGGGCTTAATCTGTAATTGTAAAGGGTGGCGGGGTCTATAATGTTTTCAGGGGTTAAAACGTTCCCCAATTCAACTATAAACCCTGGGTTTGTTAGTGTAAAAGTTGCGGTGGCTGCTTCGGGGGTGGTGCCTGGGCTTAATGCTATCACCCAAATTGAACCAACAATGGGCGCACTAATTTCCCCCACTTCTATAATGGTGTAAATGCCATTATTGCTGGTGGTACCTGTTATTTCTACTAAATCCCCGGCTGTAATATTTACTGGTTCCGTTTCGGTAACAAACCCGGAAATTCCAAAATTGCCCTCTAATGTTTCTGTATAAATTTCTTTTATTAACCGGGTAACGCAAACTAAAAAAATATCATTATCTAACCTCCAATCTTTGGAATCAGTATTTTTTCGCCTGGTAACCTCCCAGGCATAACCGCTGGCAATAAATTTTGAAAGTTTGGATAGTTCATTTTTAACCTGGGCTAAATCGGTTCTGTATTCTCTATTGGTTAATAATTCATCCAGGCCGTTAAACTCTTCGGCCTCCCATTTTTCATACCCTATTTTGGCCTTTGAATAATGTTCGTTTGCAATGGTTTGCCGTTCCACCTGGTTAACCTGGTTACATTCCATTAAAATTTCATCCTGGTAAAAAAATTTCCAGTGCTCTACCCGTAACCGTTTAAAACCTGGGGCCCTGTTTGTATCATCTTCAAAACCAAAACCAATATGGTGCAGGGGTTCTAAACCCTCCCACATATCTTTCATGCTAATGGCCATTTGTACGGCTTGGGCTGGGGGTAATCGGTTTTCCTGCTGTCTTATAAAAAGGCCCTTTGTAATCACTTCCAGGGCCCCGCATCCATCCCCGGCGTGGTTATAGGGCTGGCTATCAGTCCTGCCAAAATATTCACTGTAGGCCTTTATTTTATCATCGGTAATGGCTTCGGTTATCCGGCTTAATGCTTCATTAACCATAAACACTTTGGCCGGTGTTGGGGCGCTATGGCTCAACCATGATAAATCAAAAAAACTTTCCTGGTCATACTGTATGCGAAAGGCTTTTAGGTCGGGGTCGCTGGCCTGGGCCCCGTTCTTTGTGTGCAGTATTGTAAAAAACCCATAAATTTCATCATCAGGGTTTAAAACAAACGCTGCATCATCAAACGTTATATCAAAATCAAAACTGGTGCCGGGCATACTGGTGGCACTGGTGCCCCAGGCTAAAAAAAGGTGGTTAATATAAATGTAATCCGGGGCGGCTGTTTTATTCAACCTTACCAGGGTAAATGCAAAACCGCTAATTTTTACCACATTCAATTTTGTAAGGGTGCCCTTTATTCTAAAATGCAGTTCTGTGGTTATCTCTTCCTCCACAAAATTGGCCAGGGTATCAGCCCAGTTAACCAGGGTATCAGTGCCCCTGGGGTGTATGTGTATGGCCTGGCTGCTCCCTGGTGGTAACGGTAACTCATAAACATCAGTGGTGGCCCCAAATGGTGGGTTATTAAATCCAGGGCCATCTTTTATCATTCGGTATTCCGGGCTGGTTTTCATCCCAAACCCTCCCACCTCACTGGCAATTATTTTACTATTTGCCATTTCTATCATGCCAATTTCCCCGTACTCATCGGGGGTGGTACTGAATACCGTTGCCCCTAAAATTTCCTCCTTTATTAGTGTTTCATTCAGGCTTTTATCTTTTAATAAAATGCCTTTGCTGGGTAAACTTATTGTTAGGGGCAAAAAATCGTAGGGTACCAGGGGGGTTATTTCATCAAAGGCCTGCAGGGTTTGTAAATTCACCTTTTGGTCAAACCTATTAGAAAAGGTCATTATATCCCCGGTCATTTCCAGGGGAATTTTTGCATAACACTCATCCCCGCAAAAAAATTTGTATTGGGTAAATACCAGCTGGCCCCGGTACAATTCAGCCGGGCCGCCATCACATGCCTGTAAAATAACCATTGACATTACCCCCTCCACCCCATAGGTTTCATATTCCGTTTGTATCATTTCCAGGGCTTTGCCATAAAAACTAAAATCGTTTCCCTGGTAGTCAAAAATTATTCCATGTTTATCATTATCCCGGTTAATCACTATGGTGCAGGCATCAAAACCTATCGGCTCGTCAATGTCGGTTTCTACATTATCCCGGTCAATCAATTTAAATTCCCATTCCATACCTGGTATTTTTTTGGGGGCAATAAATTACAATTTGTATCGGGTATTTTTTATTTTAACCTGCCTGTTTTTTTCCATTAAATAGGCGCTGGCTCCATCTTCGTCAAAATTCATTATCATGCTGGGGCTTTTGGAATGCTGGGCCACACTTTGCCCCAGCCTGTCATAATCAATGGCTCCACCTGCATGGCCGCTGGCCCATCCTGGCACTGGTGTCATACTTCGCGGGGTGTATGCAATCTTTGCCAGGTATTCATCAAATTTTAATGCGTTCATGGCTTCCAGGGCTGGTTTATATTTCCTGGTGGCCTCAGCTGTAGCAACATATTCCTGGCCATGTACAAACCCCGCAATTTCATCCTGCCTTTTATTTCCTGTGTACCCACCCTTTTTAAATCCAGGCTGCTGGGCACTTATTTTGGCCACTGCCAGGGCGGTGGTGGCTGCCACTGCAGCTGCAAATATTATTGACGCTGGCCAGGGGGCTGTTGCAAATGCCTGGGTTACTCCCAATAGGCCATTAATTAGGGCCTGGCTCCTTTTCATTTTCTTTTCCTCTTCAAACCCCTTTAATTTGGCCTGCCGTTCCTTTGCAGCATATTTTTTATTGATATCATCCTTTTGCTGTTCTGTTAGATTTTTATTTTCCAGTTCTGAATCTTTGGCAATGTTTATAGCTTCCAGCTGCTTATCTAAATCAGCCTGTCGGCTGGCATTGGCCATCTCAAAAAACATATCTGTGGTTTGCTGGGCTGCCTGAAATGCTGCAGCTGTGGCCTGCTTTCTTATTTCCTCCTTTTTCTTTTCGGTTTCCTCTACTGCTTTTACTTCCGGGGCTAATTTATCCACCGTTATTTTTAAAAGTTCATTGGCCTGCTCTTCGGTGGCATCGGGTACATCAGGGGCCTTTTTTAAATCAACTATTTGCTGGTTATTATCCCGCCATATTTTGTACAAACGTTTGGCGGCCTCTGCATTAATGTCTATAATTTTTTGGTGTAATTGTGTTTCAATTAAAACCCTTTCTGTGGCTGTTAATTCATCATTTAATAAAATGGTTTCGGCTTCATACTTTGCCAGGGCTAATTGTTCGCTGGTGGCGTCTTTTGCTGCATTGGTTCTTACCTCTTCATTTAGGGTGGCGTTATCGGCTACCTCTAAATTCTCTTTAATTCTTTGTTGACTTTTAAATGTTTCCAGGCCCTCCACTGCAGCCCTTTCCCTGGCCATTAATTTATTCAATTCATCTAACCTTTTTTTATTATTCTCAGCTGTATCATTTAAAATTTTGTCGGCTGCATCCCTTTCCGTTTCTACTATTTGAAAGGTCAAAACCTCGTAATCTGTTTGCAGGTTTTTAACCGCTGTATCTGTTTCATCCACTGCAGCTGCCAGGGCCTTTGCCTTTTCTATTGTTTCAGGTTTAAATGTGTCGCTTAGGTCTGCCCCGGTTTCAATGGTGGCGGCTAAATCTTTGTATGACGTTTTAACCCCATCAATTGACTGAATCTCAGCAAAATCATCTTTTAGCTTTGCACTCAGTTCCCTGGCTTTTTCACCTTTCAATTTTACTACCCGCTGCTGGGCCTCTAAAATTTCTTTGTTGCTGGCTTTCCGGGCACTTAAAATAGCGGCCTCCAATTTTGCCCCCCGGTCTAATTCATCATTATAATCCTGTAGGGCTTTTTTCTGATTATCCAGTTTAGCTGTAAACTGTTCTGCACTTTCTGCAGTTTCGTTTATAGATTTCCCCCACATATTAAATGCTTCAATGGCCAGGTAAACAATGGCTATAAATGCCCCAATACCAGTGGCTAATAGTGCCACTCTTAGGGCCCTTAATGCCCCCGTACTGGTGCCCACTGCTACTGTGTAAATTTCATGGGCTATGGCTGCAGCCTTTAGTTTAAATGCTGATTGCCCGGTTAAAAAATTACCCACCTGTTGTAATCCCTGGGTAATGGCCATCACTGCATTTAGTTTAACTAAAACTTCCTGTAGTTCCTCTTCCTCCACTCCTAATAATGCAGCTGCCCCGCTGGCAATCTGAAAACCTGTTGCCAATAGTTGCACCCCTTCCACCGCTGCATCCAGGTTAGCTGTATCGCTACTTAAAACCCTTACCCTTTCGGCTGTGTCGCCTATTTGGTCCTCCAATTTGCCTGCAGCAATGGCCATTTGGTCAAATTTTTCCGTACCATCTAAACCCTGCTGCTCCATTGCTGCCAGTTCATCCTTTAAAAGTTTTAGCTGGGTTTTCAGGCTTACTGTTTTATTCTCTACCTGTTCAAATTTTTCCGGTAGTTCATCCATAACCCCGGCTGCCAGGCTATTTGTAAACTCATCGTAACTGGTGCCGGCTTCCTGCAGGGCGGTGGCAAATTCATTCATACTAATTCCAGCATCAGCCAGGGCCCCGGTGGTTAATAACTTCACCTGGGCGTTAAAACCCTGAATGCTTTTGCTCCCATCCTTTGCCCCTGCTATCAGGCTTTTAAATGATTTTAGGGCCTGGGTTTCAAAATCCTTTAATGCTTTGCCGCCAAATGCCCCGGCTGCAGCTTTTTTGGTTTGGTTTAATTTCTCAATGTATTGCCCCAGGCCGGTACTGGCATCAGCCAGTAATTTTTCCCTGGCTTTCATTTCCTCATTAGTTTTTTTGGCCTGCTCTTCGCTGGCTTTGTCGGCTGCTGTTACCTGGTCAATACCTTTTGCAACTTCCTGGGCGCCATCAATGCCCATCTGCACTAAAATGTTTTGTATCATTTCCCGTAACGGGTTTTAACTGGCGGGGGGCGGGGGTTCTCATTTTTTCGTTTAAAAAAAATAAATACCTCCAAATTGTTAGGCCTCGTATGGCCTCTAATTTTGCAGGGTCGTTACCTGCTAAAAAGTAAATTTGCCTCTCAATTTCTGTATCTGTGTGGCCGGCAACATTCGTAATAAATTTTCCAAATGTATTTTGTTTAGCTTTTCCTGTACCTGAATATAATTCTCTAAATTCCCTTTCAAATTGCTTAAAACTGGTAGTAACTCTATTAAGGGCCGTTGCAAAAAAAAATCTGCCCCGCCATGTTTTTTCCAGTGGGCCACCTTCCTGGCATTAAAACCATAATCGTAATCATCAATTTTTTCATTTGCAGGAAAAAAAACTACACTGGCAATTTTATAAACCAGTTCCATTTCCAGGGCAATGTTTAACCGCTGCTTTAATTGGTCGTTTAGCTTTTTAATTTCAAAAATGTTTATGTTTCGTTTCAGTAAAATGTTATCCACTGCATCCACATGCAATTTCAAATATTCTACGCTGCATTTCATTTTCATTTCCTCATAGAAAACCATTGTTTTTAATCCCCTCAGTGCAGGGGTGTTATTAAAATCAATCAGCTGGTAATAATCAATACCCCCGCATGTAAAGGCCAGTTTTGTTTCGTAGCTGGTAACGGGGAAAACGTTTTTTTTAAATATCCAGTTAATCAGTTTTTTAAATATCATGCAGTTTCATTTTTTCTTCCAGCTGGTATAAATGGCCGGCTTCAATAATCTGATTAAATTTTATTATCCTAAAATTGGCCGGGTTTATTCTTATCCTTACCCACCTGTTTTTTGTAGTGTAACAATCAAAACCTTTTTTACCTGGGCACCCACAAACGCTGCAAACCCATCCCGCTGCCCTCAGCCTGTTTGCCTGTTCGTTCATTTCGTTGCTTCTTTTTCTTTAAATAGTGCCTGCTCATGTAACCTTTCGTTTTTTTCTTCCTGGTCGTGGTACCAGCCTATAATAGTTGCTACCAGGTAATTAACCCCACCCACCTGCAAAATCAAAAAAACATAATCCACTGTAATTTCAAAATACTGGTAGGTGAACAGTAAACCCCAAACACTGGCCATACAAAATACACAATCATACAGGGGCTTTTTTAAATATAGTTGGGCTTCCATTGGTAACCAGTGCAAAACCCAATCAAATACCCTGGGCAAAAAATCGAATACCATCCCAGGTTTCATGGCCCCGTACATGAAAATAATTTTCAGGCTGGTTAATAACGTAAGTTCCAAACTAAATTCCATGCTGGGGTTAAATGTACAAACTATTGGCCCCTGGGCCATTTTCCACCCCCTGGGGGGTAAGTTAGGGGTAAGGTGGGGGTAAGTATCAAAATAAAAATTGCGCTCCCTGGTGGGGTCGCGGGGGGGGTCGCAAAACCGCTATAAATGCTTCCTGGTAAGGTTTCCGGGGGTCGCGGGGTGGGGTCGCAAAATAACCCCCTGTGGGGCACAAAAAAACCAGCCCTAAAAAGGGCTGGTGTTAACGATAGTTGCCCCCATTAAAATGGGTGGCCTCTCAGAAAAGCTATTTAAATTTCATAACTATAACCCCAGCATTTATGCCCCTGGTGGCGTCTAATCTGCCCCGGTAATAAGTTAACCGGGGCTTTGTTTGGGTATCTTTTGCCAGCTGTTTTAATCCCCTCCTTATTTTTCCCTTTTCAGCATCAGTAAACCCCAGGGGGTTACCTCTTCCATTCTTACCAGCCATTTTATTTTTCCAGTTTGTTATACCTGGGCAATATTTCGGGAAAAATAAATAGGCCTTTACATATTCAAAGGCCTTTAAAACCCTATCAGTTTGGTAAACCATAAAGGTACTTTTACAGGTTAATAAATACGGGTTCCTGGGGGGTTATACATTCCGGGGCCATTGCTTCCAGTTCCATGCCATTGTCAAATTTTACGCTTACCCTGTAGGGCCTATCTTTTGCCGGGCTGGTGCCTGTTACGGTACCAGGTAATAATACATCATGGCTCATTTCAATAAATACCCGGCTGCTTTCTCTGTGGTGGTTTTCCATAATTGGTGGTGGTGTTTTTAAAAATCTTTATAAATGGGGTTTGTAGTTTCATCAATCATGGCGGCAATTTGCTTTTTTACTTCCTGGTAATTCTCAACAAATTTTTTATAGGTTTCCCTGGCCTCCTTTACTTCATCCCTTATTTCATCCCCTTTAAAACCGATTTTTAAAAAGTTGGTTTCAATGTTTATGGAATGCTGTTTTAAATGTACCAGGTAAGAAAATTTTTTGCTGTTGTAAATAGTGGCATCAATTTGGCCGGTGCCGCTGGTGGCCATTAATGGCCCCACCCCTATTATTTCGCTGTCTTTAATTAACGTTCCTTCAATTTCCATAATCGTGTTTTTAATTGGTGTTTAAATTGGGTTGCTTTCCGGTTTCTAAAAATTGTTTGTGTAGTTCAATCACCTGGGCTTTTAGTTCGCGTAAATCTGTTAACCCATGTTTTATGTAATCCCCGTAAAAAATTGAATATGGCCAGTTTGCTGTAGGGTGGCCACAATGCTGCACCCCCCACCCAGGTAAATCTTTTCCATCTAATAATAAAAAATACTGGGCCCCACACGTTGGGTGGGCAAACCATTCTTTTTTCCAGCTGTAACCTTTTTGCACTGTCGCGGTTTTTTTCATAGTGGTGTTTTTTATTTGGTTAGTTCTAAACAACCTTTAATAAATAAAATTATTACTGCTAATACTATCACTAATTCAGGGTTAGTGCTGTTTGCTCTTCGCGCCATTGGTAGTGTTTTAAATGGTTTAAAATCCTGCTTTTAAAATAGCATCAGCCAGCTGGTTTGGGCTCCATCCCGGCTTTTCCGTTTCGATAAACTTAGCAATCACCAGGGCCAGTTTTCCCCGCCTGGTTAAACCCAATAATGCTGGGGTTTCCTGTCTAAACTTTACCATGTGTACGTCAAAATCATCCAGGCTGTTCATAACGCTTTCTTTATCCGTTGGGCTGGGTATGTGGTACCCTGCTGTTGATAGGCCGTTTCTCAGGCTGTTTAATGCTTTAATTAAATGTTCGTTGTTTTCCATTGGTAATGGGGTTTTAATCGTTAATAAATAAAATTTGGTGGTAATATAAAAAAATGCCTCCACCAAATGCCAATTATGTGGGGCTGCCCCAGGTCGTTAACTGTTTGGCAACTGCTCAGGCCTGCAGGGGTATCAATCTTTTTTTCCACTATATAGGTTTTGCCTTTAGTAAAACATTTGCCCCGGTTGTAAAGGTTTGTTTTCGCGGTAATCCGGGTAAGTTCAATAAAATCTAATTTCTGTAAATCCATTGGTGTTTTGTTTTAAAGGTTAACCAAAAATTGCTTTGTACTGGGCTTTGCTGCACTTTTCCAGCTTAACTATTATTTGTTTATGTTCCTGGGCTATTTGGCTTATAATGTAGGCCTCACCCAGCTGCAGTGGGTTTGTAAACGTTGTGCCCCCATGCGTTAAAACGGTTAAATGCAAATACTTTTTTTCCATTGGTGTAATTTTTTATTTATACAAATATAGTGTACGTTTTATTTCACACAAATAAAAAAATAAAAAAAGCCAGGGTAAAAACCCCGGCTGTAACAATTGAATAGAAAACAAACTTTAATTAGTTTTTAAAACCTTTGTCGCGGTTCATTAGTTCATAAATAATACCGTTTGGGTTATCAATCATATCCAGTAATTGCACCCCCGATAAAAGGTTTTTATGGGCTGCAATTTCATGCTGCAATAATTCAATAAAGGTTTCTAATAATTTAATGGTGGTGGCCAGCTGGTATTCTGTGTAGTTTTCTTTTTCCACCATGCTTTTGCCTGGCACATCATTATTAAAAATGGTGTAATCTGCCACTAATGTTTTCGCTGTTACTATCTGCAAAACCCCTTTCATGGTTCCTGCATCATCCTGGGCAACTTCCAGGGCATCAGCTAAAACCATTAATCCAATAAACCCGGCTTTGTTCATCCTGGTTTTAAATTCGCCTAAAATATCATGTAATAATTTTCTTTTTGCCTGGGCTTCCGGGCTCTTTTGTGGTTCCATGTTTACTTTGTTTTTATTGGTTTGTTATTAAAGTATTTCCCCCTCTAATGAAATAACATTATTGTTTATTAAATCGTATGCCTGTCTGCCATACCAGCCCTGTAATTGCCAGCAAAGTTTTGTTTTAATCAAATAGGCCCAGGCCTGTATTATTTCATCACCGCTGTAATTAAACCCATCAAAATTTTCCACACAATCAATGGCTTTTAATGGGCTCCATTCAATTTTATTTTCGTTCATGTGGCTGGCTTATTTTTCCTGGCCCCTTAAAACGGCTATCCAGGTATTCTATAACATATTTTGCATAACCAGTTACAAAAGTATTACCCTTAAAAACAAAACTGGTTTTACCCTGCTTTGCTGCATAATTATATAACTGTCGTAACTCCCTAAACTCATTAAAAGTGCATTTTAAAATGTCCATGTAAGTGGTGTTAAACCTGCAGGCCTGCAGGCTGGTTAATAAATAAAATACCTGGGGGTATTATTCCCCAGGTATTGCCCCGAATTTTTGCGCTAAAAGGTGCTGTATTTTGGTGCTATCCCCAGGCAAATGGTGAATGGTTGCACTCAATTGGCCGGCTACATAACGCCATCCTGTGTAGGTGCCCTGGGTACGGCTGTAAAGGGCGTTTTCTACGTTCTTTGTAAAGGTGAAAATACAGGTACCAGGGGCAACTTTGGGAAAACTAAAAAATGTTTGTTCCATTCGCGGTGGTGGTGTTTTTTATAGGTTAATTATTGCATTGCTGCTTTTCTATCCGGTACCAATCAATATTTTCCAGCTGGCTTTCTACCCATGCCCATGCCAGCTGCCTGGTTAAAAACCCTTTTTTTATATCGCATGGCTGGCCCTTTAAATAATACAATACCTGGTACATATTATTGTTGTTTTGCTGTTAACTCTTTCAGCATTTCCCTAATGCCTTTTTTAATGGCTCTTTCCTCTTCCAGTGTAAAGGTAACGGGGTTACCCCTTCCATTTTTCCCCCTCATTTTATGGTTGTAACTCCTAATATCAGGGCAGTAAATTGGAAAAAATTTATCTGCTTTTATAAATTTAAAAACATCGTTCATGTTGTTTGTTTTTTAGTTGTTGTTAAATCATTTGTTTTTATAGCTGTTTTAATTAAATGCTGGCTGGTGGCAACTTTGGGGGTAAAACCTGTATCAAAATACATTTCCTTTCCTTTATAACCTACCCTTACCCTGTAAACGTTTTCGTGAAAATGGTTATTTATCAAACCTGGCCCCAGGGGTTGCCAGTTTATAAAAACACTTACCCCGTTTAGTTTAAAATAAAAATTTATGGTTTCCAGTTTAAATTTTAGTTCCTGCATGTGGCTGGGTTAAAGGTTAAATCATAGGGCTGGCCATCCAGGCCCCAGCTGAACGAATACCCCAGGGGGGCCAGGGCATTATTAACCCGGTTACATTCGTGGTATGGGTCGCTGTCGCAATCATACCCATTTAAAATGGCCTGCACTTCCGCTGGCAATAATTCCGGCTGCTCAAATAAATCCATAGTGTTTGTTTTGTTTTTTATTGAATGCAAAAGTAAGTGTATCATATTTTATACACTTACTTTTTTTAAAATATTTTTTACATAACCCAATCTTCCACACTTTCAACAATGGCCCCGGCTTCCACCACTGCTTTTACTTCTGCCAGGCTGTGTGCAGCTGTAAACGTATGGCCAATTTTGGCCTCCACCTTTACATATTCATCTAACAGCTGGGGGTTATGTTTGCCGGCAATTACCAGGGCCTGAAATGGGCTAAAAATGCAAAATACGCAACTTAGCCGGGGCATACCTAAATCATAGGCCGGGTGGTATTCCAGGCCTGCCCCTTTAATGGTGGCCCAAACTTCAAAACTGCTCCAATTGTGTATCGGCAAATAATCATAAACCTTTCTTTTTTTGCTGCTTATCCTGGTATTTAAAACCAGGGTTTGCTTTTTGGCCCTATCTGCACTTTCCTGGGCCCTAAAACCGAAAACGTGCAATACTTTACAATCCCCCAGGCCTTTGGTTAATTTGGTTACTACCCTGGCCCCTGCACCCCTTTTAAATTCACTGGTACACCACCTTTGTTTTTTAGCTGGCCATTTGCCCCTTTTCTCTGCATATTCCAGTAAACTAATTTCCTGGCCGGCTGCATCCCTGTATTTAGAAACTTCAAAACCCCATCCAAATTTCCTGGCCTGCCTTTCTGCCAGTTCCCTGGTGCCTGGCCATTCCATTTTACCTAAACATTGGTGGCTCACAAAAATTTTATCTGCAGGAAAATTTTGTTCCTGGGCCATCCTGTTAATTTCCCACATACTGGCCAGGCTATCTTTACCGGCGCTGCTGTTAATAATAATCAAAGTGTATTCGTGTAAATTCATGGGGTGTAATTTGTGGGGGCTGGTTAGGCCCCCGGTGTTTTTTATAAATTCGCGTTTTTATATTCTTTGCCATCTATTTTGTAGGCTACCAGGAAATTTTTTAAAATCGTTCCTTTAAATTCAAAATCTCTATAAACTGGCTCAATTATTCCCTTTTCAATTAAATTTCTATATGATTGCCGTAACCTGTTAGGCAAAGTTTCTTTTTCACTTTTTAAAATTTCAATTGCTGCGTTTTCTGCTGGGGTGTTTTTCGTGTTTTTCATATCTTTTTGTTTTGTTACACAAATATAGGTGTAATAATTTAATTACACCAAATAAATTTTAAAAATATTTTTTTACGCATAAAAAAAGGCCCCTGGTGGGGGGCCTGTAATACGCAATTAATAACTGCTTTTGTGCCAGGGTTCAAAGGCCAATTTAAAAAATAGTTTACCACTCCATTTAAATCTATAGGCATAAAACCCACCAGTGCCACCACTATAACTTTCCTCCGGCTTTCCCTCAGTTAATGCCCTATCCAGGCAACTGTAGGCCGTTGTTTTAATCTCTTCCAGGTCGGGGGTTTTATCCCTCCATTTCCAGCCTGTTAATACCATATAGGCCAGCACTTTTTCAAATGGAAACTCATTGTAAATGTCTGCAATTTTTTCGCGGTCGGTTTTTTGTTCCATAACGGGGTGTTTTAAATGGGGGCTGGTAGGCCCCCGGTGTTTTATTAAAAAGTTTTTTTTGCAAACCAGGTGGGTAAATCTTTAACCATAAACAGGCTGCCAAATTGGGTAAACCCGGTGCCAGCTGCTTTTACTTCATAAACAGTACATAAACTTTTTGGCACCCAAACGCTTTTAGCACTTTCGTGTAACCAGCTGTTATTAGTAATAACAACTAAAAAGGCTTTTTCACTTACTCCTTTAATTTCTAAATTAAAAGGGTGTTCTGAAAACCTAACGCTATCCCCTTTTTTAATTTCCTGTATCATGTTTTTTGCTTTTGTTACACAAATTTAAGTGTAAACAATTCATTACACCAAATAAATTTTATTTTATTTTTCGGCTCCTATTAAATCATGCCAGGGCTTTACCCGGTAAAACATAAATAGGGTGGCCTGTATGGCGTTCCCTTCATCCTGGCTGCAGGTAATATTAATAAATGCTGCTTTCCATTCCAGGCCACATTTGGGGGCCTCTATGCGTATAATTTTTTCAACCTTTTCCTGGTAGGCTTTTTTTTCCAGGTATTCCAGGCCATAAATTTTGGGAAATTCAAAAATCAGTGTTTTCATAATGGTGTTTTTAAACTTTAGGTAATCCGTACATTTCCCTGGTTACTTTCTTACCAAAATAACTTTTATCCAGGTGTAATAAAAACAATTTGGTTAACTCTTCATCCAGGTTAAAAATTATTTCCTGGCCATCTTTGCTGGTGGCTTTAATTTCCAGGCAATTGCCATCTTTACGGGGCATAACAAAATTTAAATCCTGTGGCTTTGCTCTGTACCAATAGGCTGGCCGGTGCCAGTTTCTAAATGTTGGTTTTTTCATGGTGGTGTTTTTATAGGTGTAATAAAAAAAAGGGCCTGGGGCCCTGTGGTTAAACTTTTATTGAATGCCAGGCCACATAAACCCGGCTATCTTTTTGGGCCAATAATATTTCATCTAACGTGGCGGCCTTTGCCTTTGTTTCATCAGTAAACGGGGCATAATAGGCATTTTCACCATTTACGGTTATCTGATAGGTTTTTTTCCCTTCATCATCTTTTTTTTCAATCAAAAAAATTTCTGTTGTTTTCACTTTTACATTAATTGTCTTTGGCATGGTGCTGTTTTTTATTGGTTTTAAAAAACCCAGGGCCGGGGCCCCAGGTGGTGTTTGTTTATTTGTAGGCTATCGGGGCCGGTTCTTTTCCAGCTGCAATGCAGTGTTTAACGTGCCTGGCATGGTCGCCTTTACCGATTAAATCTAACCTGCCAAAATAATAACTGCCTCCAATAGTGCAGGCCACATATTCGCGGTTGCTGTTCCTGGTGCTGATTACTTTGCCGGTTTCATCTATAACGGTGTAACTAAATTTGGCTGCTTTGTTTCCGGTTTCTTTTACGATTAATTTGTAATTCATAACTGGTGGTTTTTTTATTTGTTTCCACAAAGTAAGTGTAAACAAATCATTACACCAAATAAAATATAAATTATTTTTTTCAGCTGGTAAAATGGTTGTCTAATCTTTTAACCTCTGTTACTGCCTGGCTGGCCTGGGTTAATAGGCCATCCTCTGCCCACTCCCCTGCATGGCTTAAAAGTGCAGGCCTTACCATTTCGTAATATTCGTATTTGCTGCAAAATACCTGGTGGCCATTTTTAATGGCATAAATGGCATCATGTATAACATTGGCCCCCTCCGGGTCGGGTACATAGTGCTGCATACTGCCAGCTGCAGGCCATTGGGGCTGTAGGGGCTCCCAATCGGGCCCTGGCAATACATTTACCTGCACTCCCTTTAAATTGCCTGCATCGGGTTTAAACCAGGCTAAAAACGTATTTAAAAAATACCTTAACGTATCTAATGCATCAGCCTGCTGGGCGGGGTCATCCCTATCCAGTTTTAAAATGGTACCATCAGCCCTCCTTTTTACATTCACCAGGTCAAAAACCAGGGCTGCAGCATCAATGCCATGTATTACAATGTCATAATAGGCCAGGCATGTATTAACGTGGGTGGAATTTTTGGCCTGCCTGGGGTTTGGTTTTGTTTGTAGCTGGTTATCTGATAGGCCCAGGTATTGTTTTATTAAAAGGTAGTGGGTAACCTGTTCTGCAAATAGGCTGCTTTCTGCATTCCCGTTATAATCCCCGGTTACAATAAACAGGGCCCCTGGGTATAATTCCAGTATGTGTTTGCACATGCCATCAACCCCGCTTTTAGGTATGCGTATGGTTCTTAATACTCTAATCTTTTGCCGGTAATGTTGTATTACTGTGCAGGTCATTGGGTTTCGGTTAAAATCCCATGATAAATAAACAGGCTCGTTTTTGTTTAAAATAGGGTGGGGTATTGTTACGCCATTGCTAACGTGCCGGGCCCTGTTAAATGAGTATGCCCAGGGGCTCCCATTTTCAATGTTACCCCATTTACCCAGGGTAAAAACCTGGTACCAGTAAAAGTTTGTATCTTTTAAACTTTCGTGAAATGCCACACGCTGGGGGCTCACATAGGGGTTATCATGGTATGTTACATGGGTACTCCTATATTTTAACCTTATCAGTTTTTCACCATTTGGGGTGGGTATTTTTAACTCAATGGTTCCGGTAAAATTTACCTGGCCAGGGTATTTGGCAAAAAACATTTTATAAATCCAAAAATCTTTATAATCCGGGGTGGTGGCTTCCGGGTTAAATGTTATCCATAGTTTAACTGGGCCATAATCTGAACGTAACCCGGTAATAAGGGTAATAAATGCCTCTTCACTTATTTGGCTGCCCTCTTCCACCCAGGCATCACTGGGGTTTGTAAATGAACGAATTTTGGCCGGGTTATCCATCCCCCTGGGGTGGAATGTTCCCCCAGCAATACAGGTTATCCCTAACAGGCCGGTGGTGAATTTAAAAAACCTTTCAACGTTCCACTGCTCTGCAGTGTCTTTAATCATTTGCCATTGGGCATCCCTAATACTTTCGTGGGTTTCCTTAATCAATAGGCATCTAAAGTAATTTGGTTTCATGGCCCTTTCAACCATCAGCTGGGCCAAAAATTTACTTTTGCCACTGTCGCGTCCTCCCCATATTAACTCAATATCAATATCATTTTCATCTAAAAGGTGCTGAAAACAGGGTAAATAAACATCCCTATCAATTGTTACATAAACGCTTTTTTCTTTCATCCCTGGGGGGCTTTTATATCCTGGTTACATGAATGTGTAACCCATCCTCAATTTCCACTGGTTGCATGGCTTTGCCCTCTGTCCTATCAAAAATTTCCTTTATGGCCATCAGGTTACCCTTTGCGGCCTGCCTCAATAGGGCCCCTATAATAACCTCCCTGGTGGGCATGGGTACCCGTATGGTAATTTGTTTATCTGTTAGGGGGTCAATACCAGTTACCATAATATCCTTTTTACTCTTCAATTGTTTTGTTAGTAAATCGGTTAAAATTTTTGTGCTCTTCCTCCCCCTGTTTGGTGGCTGGTTTTCTTTTGTAAATGGGGCTCTGCCATCTGCAGGCCTTATTTTTTGGTAACCCCCAGGCATAAAAAAAGGTTTATTGTTTTAAAATGGCTTTACCGTTATCAATCAGTTTTAAGTTATCCCAGTGGGTTAATAGTTTCCATATTGCCTCTTCCGGGGTGGCGGCTATTTTGGCCAGTTTGTTTTTTACCAGGTTATAATTTTCCTCACTATTGTACACCAGGTTAATGGTAAAATCCGGGGTGGTGCTGGCATTAAATTCTACTTTCTTTTTGCCGGTTAAATCGGGTATATCCAGGCCCCAGGCTTCCAGCTGCTCTGCCTCCCAGGTATCTGCCAATATATCCCAATCCCAGGCCCCAAATGTGGCGTTATCTTTTATAATAAACTCCCTTTTTTGGTCGGCTGTTAGTTCACTGGTTCGTTTTATCCAGCTGTCGGGTACTTCCACCACTCCCATTTCCACCAGGGCCCTGTACCTCATATTTCCCCCCAGTACCATATTATTTTCATCCACTACAATGGGCCTAAGTTCCATCATTTGGGGAAAATTGTGCAGGCTGCCCATTAATTGCCTGAATTTTTCATCTTTTATCTGTCGGGGGTTTTCCCCGTTAATGAAATAGGTGGATAGTTTAACCATAGTGGGTGTAAAGGTATGGGGCAAAAAAAAACCCCCAATTTTTCAACTGGGGGGGGTGTTGCTGGTGCTGGGGCTGGGTTATTTAAACCAGGTGCTAATACTGCCATCAGTATTTTTCCGGGTTTCCAGGGTTTCCGGGTCAATGCCTTTTTGGTCGCAAATTTCACACAAAAATGCATGTGGTTTGGGGCCAGTAATAATTACCGTTTGCCTGGTTAGTGGGCTAAACTTAACGGTGTTGTTTTCAAATACCACTCCCACTACCCCTGGCTGGTACAAATCAGGGAAAATGGGTTTAAAATCTTCTTTTAAAAATCCTAAATCTAAACATGGGTGAACGGCTGCAAATGTTTTCATAACTGGGGTGTTTTTTTATTTTAATTTTTGCTGTTGTTTGCGCTCTTCCTGGCTGGTGTTATTTATACCAGGGTAGTTTTTATAAATTTTAAACTGGGCTTCCATTTCGGCTTTTTCGGCTGCCTCCCTTTCCTCTTCTATTTCCTCCAAAATCGTGTACAAATAGGCCCCAGCATTCAGGCCGGTATTTCCTGCCTGGTTGCCATTATCCAGGGTTAACCTGTAGGCCGTTATTAAATTGGGGTTTGTTTCATCCCAGGTCAAAAAACTTTCTATCTCTGTAAATTCTTTGGTACCTGTGCAGGTGGTAATAATCAGTTTCATGGTAATGTTTTTTACTGCAAAATCCCGGTTTTATCCGGGTTATTTGCTTAGGCAAAAAAGGCTTTTATTTTTCCAGGGCCGTTTAATTTCATTCCTGCCTGGTTTGCTGCCTGCCTTTCGGCAAAGGCTGGTACCGTTACCCAGGCAATGTTTGTAAAATTTTCGGTCGTTTTAACCTCAAATAAAACGGTTACTAACTTAGTTTCTGTGCTGTAAAAATCTTTAACGTTTTTCATAATCGGGGGTGTTTTTCTGTTTTGTTTCCACAAAGATAGGTGTAACTAATATTATCCACCAAATTTATTTTTTAATTTCTAAAAATATTTTTTAGGGCATAAAAAAACCCAGGTTAAACCTGGGCCCAATCTTTATAATAAAGGCAACAAACCTGGTTACTTAAAACCATTTCGCCAATGTCGGATTTTTTCAGTAATCCAATGGGCTGCCAGGCTTTGGTATTTATTACCTTTTCGCTACCATCGGCAAACCTGGCAATAAAACTGCAGGAAACATTTTCCCTGGTTTTTTTGGTTTCCATAACCATAATGCTGCGGGTAATAACTACAGGTAATAAAACCATAAAAAAGGGCCAGTTTTTAATGTGGTGCCTCCACATTTGTTTCACAAACATAGTGTAATTTATTTATTACACACAAATATATTTTTAATTTATTTTTCCAGGCATAAAAAAACCCGGTGGTTAACCGGGTGCTATTTTACATATCCAGGGTGGGGCCAGTATAACCCGGCGCTTATTCGTTCCTGAATAAACTTTTTGTTTACGGTGCCAATGGTACCAGTAATGGTTTTATAACAATAGTTACTGGCTTCATCCACCACACTGGTTAAATGCCAGGCCTGGTGGCCACTGGTGCAAAGCAATCTTTCAATTGCTAAAAAAATTTTATCCTCTGCTGTTAGGTTAGTATGCATAACCAGGGCCAGTTTTTTATGTGGTGCCTCCACATTTGTTTTTTACTGCAAAAACCCGGTGTTATCCGGGTCATTTTTTAGCTTAGGCAAACTTTGTAGTTATTTCCCCCCTTATTTTCTGCAGTTCTGTTTAATGCTTTCTCTATGCCATTTTTTGCAAAGGTGCTGGCCTGAAAAAATACATATTCCTGGCCGTCTATTTCGTTGTACTCATAACGTTTGAAACATGCGTTATTAAATGAGTTGATAAAATTTTTAATGTCGGTTACTGTTTTCATTTCTTTTTTGTTTTGTGTTACAAATATATGTGTAACCTTTTTATTCCACCCAAATTATTTTTTTTTAATTAGTCGGGCCGGTGTCAATGTTGATACAATAATATTTCCATAGTGGAAAATTATCTGCTTTCATACTTTTAATTTCTGCCATCATTTCCGGCTCATTGGCTTCAATATCTTCCATTTCTGCTGTGGTGGGTGCCCTTAGTGTTAACCTGTTCCCGTTGGGCTCAAATAAGCTAACGTTTAGGCAAAAACCGCACAAACTTAAATCACCAGGCCTGGGGGGCCCCCCTGCCCCGCTGGCTGCGCCATCGGCTTTTTCCCTGCAGTGGGGGCATACTAAATTATCATGGGGCATTAGGTTAATGGTAAAATTTCCTGGTTTCATTCTGCTTTTTTTAATCGTGTTTGGTAATTGGCCTGCATGGTTTCTTTTATCACATCAATTAGGGCCTGGGCCTGCTGTGTGGCCACTACGCTGGTAACCCTGGCTATTTCATCAGCATTAACACTATTGCCCATTATTTGGGCGTACAATGGGTTTGCCAGTATTCCTGCCAGTATTTGGGGGCTGTAGTAAAACAGTAAATAGTTTTCCCATTCTGCCTCGTCATGTTCTAAAAAATCGGCTCTGCTTTTCATAGCTGTTAAATGTAGTATTTAGGTTTTAAAATTTTTCCCAGGTGTAAAATAAAAACATCATCTAAATAATCAGGGTGCCAGGTTTCCTTTGCCGGGCCTATGGTTATTTTTTTCAGTTCCACCATTACCCTGGGCCTGTTGGCATCATAACCGTTAATAAATAAAATAGCGTTGTAATATGGGTATTTTAAAACTTCCACCCCTTTTTCAATCAGTTCCTTTAACTGTTCTTTTTCCAGGTGTCGGTATTCAGGCCACACTAACCGGCTTATCCAGTGGGGTTTTAATACCCGGTACTCTTCCACCTTATGGCCACTGGCCACCAGGTCAAACCATTTTTTATCCAGGGTTAAATACAGTACACTCATGGGGTTAATAGTTTAAAAAATGGGGGCTGGGTTAAAACCCTGCCCCGTTAACCAATAAAAAAATACAGTAAAAGGAAACTAAATGTAAAAAAATAATTACACTTTAAACCATTTTAAAAACAATGCAATTATTTTTTTTATTATCCCAGGTTTGTTTTGTTTTATAATCTGTGGGGGTGTGGGTATTGGCTGGGGCTGGGGCTGGGGCTGGGGCGGTGGTGCTGGCTGGTAAACTTCATTTTGTTTTATTACCTCTTTTATATCACTTTCATTTTTTATATTCCTTTCAACTTCAAAAATTTTTGGCGTTAAATCCAGGGCTTTTTCATCTTCGGTGGAATAAACCCGGTTTTCAATTTCCCCCTTTCCTTTTGTATGTTCATCAATCCAAATTAACCCGGTTTTGCTTTTTCTATAATGGCCCCTTACTATCCATTTTTGTATGTGTCGCTGGTATTCTCTAACGGGCTCCCCAGGTTCCTTTTTAATAATTGGTTTATATGTTTTACATTGCCGTAAATCAACGTACCCAGTATATCTATAAATCGTTTTAAACTTACCCAGCTGGGTTTCAATTTCTTTATTAAATGCTGTTGTTATTTCTTCCGGTTCCTGTTTACTTACATAATACAACAATGCGTAAACAGTATAAATAAAGGCTTTGCAATTAATTTTATTAACATCTTTTAGGGCTTTGTTTAAACTGTGTTGCAACATGCCTTTTGCGCTTTCTCTTCTAAATCCAGGCCTGTTATAAAAAGTATGCTCTAAATTAACGGCTTCCTTTATTAAATCTTTTATATCCGGTGGGCATAGTATGTCGTTTTTTTTTAGGTTATTTAATGACAAATATTTTATTTCATAGGTTGGGCTTTCCAGGGTTAAATTATCCATTCTTTTAAATATCCAGTTACAAATTACACTTTGGTCGTCATAAACAAATGTGGTAAATATTGCCTTATCAGGGTCGGTTAAATCAAACGTTATTACACTGCGCTGCTCTTTGCCTAAAATATTATCAACTATTAACAGGCCTGTTTTTGTAAATAAATCAGGTTTTTCTTTTAAATACCAATCATAAAAATCTTTACTGGTGGCTTTGTTTTCATCATTACAAAAATCAATCATCCTGCTTACATCATCATAATTGATAACAATACTTTTATTTATTCCAATGGTATTGGTAAAATTGTTTATTGTTTGCATGTTCGCGTTTTTTATCCGGGCTTTACCAAAAAATAAAAATGGCAAAGGTCATGCCGGCAAAAAAGGTGGTACTTCATAATCCAGTTAACCATAATTTGCCGGCGCTGTTCCTTTGTTTGGTACTGTTCCCAGTATTCAAAAATTTCATCCTGGTACACCAGGGCAATTTTTCCCTGGTTCAAATTTTCAATTTTCGGGGGCCTGCCCATTTATGCAAAATCTTTGGGCACCATTTTTTTTATCCCTACATATTCAGCTGGGGGGGTGGGTATTTCCCGGAAAACTGGCCGCCATAAATGCAAACAGTAATCATGGTTATTTACATAATCAGCCTGGGCCGGGTGCAGCTGCATAACGGTTTCGTTTTCGTTCCAAAACTGGTTTTTTACAAATACCATTTCCTCCCAGGTGGGGCACCTTTTAACCATCTTTTTTCCATCCTGTAGGGTTACACTCACATGCTCCCAAACTTCATCCATGCCTTTGCCATCACTGCACATGCAGGCCAAAATGTAATCATCAATTTTGTAATGTGGGATTAAAAAAAATCCATTGTTTCCATCAGCCCTGGTGGTTAATAAACTGGGGCTTACTTTCCTGGCCATTTTATGGGCCTGGGTCAATCTGTGTTTTTCCGGTGCTGCTTTCATTTTGTTTTGTTTTTATATGGTTTAAATAATCATCGTATGTTTTAAATTTAGGGGGGTTAAAATATCCATTATCCCCGTTAAAATATTCCAGGTACCCGGTGGCCTTTTCGTGTGTTTCCCTGGCTGCCTCAAATGCGTTTCTTCTTTCATGAAATAATACTATTCCTATTGTGGCCTGTATTTCATCCACAATTACCCCTGGTACTTCTAACCTCAGTGCCATTAATTGCCGCTGTAATAGTTCCCAGGGGCTTAATGGTGTCAATTTAAACGGGCTGGTTATCATAAATCAATGTTTAATGTATTAACTGCCTCTTCCATTGCTTCCGGGCTTCCTGGGGCTGGCTTAATTAATGGCGTTAGGGAATATTTTTTTTGTACCCAAACGTAAAAACCGAATGGGGTACCGTTTTTAAATTCGTTGGTTTGTTTATATAGTTGCCATGCATCATCCCAGCTTTTATGTGGTTTCATATATCAAATTTTAAATGTTTTGCGGCCTCCCTTAATGCCTTTATTTTTTTAAACTCTTCACCGTTCTGTTGCTCTAACCAGGCATCAACTTTTTTTTGGTTTTCCCGGTGGCGTTTTTCATCGGGCTGGTTCCATTCGCTTTCCGGTATTGGCCCCAGTATTTCATAATTACTCAGGTGGGCGCTGTAACTATCGGGGCCCCCACCAGCATAAATTTTTTTTAATCCGTACCCATCGGAATTATCAATTAAAAATTCATAATCCTGGTGGTAAATTAAAACGGCCTGCCTTTCCTCCCCTATAAAAGCATTCTGCCAATGGCCCACTGGGTTTTCCACTGGTAAAATTTTCACCAGGCAAACGGTGTAATTAATCGGCTGGGTGTAGTTCCAAAATCCTTTTTTCATTGTCGTGTTTTTTTATGTGTTTTAAATTTTATAACGTTCACGCAAATTTGCCGCTAAATCAGGGGCGTATTTTTCTATTTCATCAGCATAAATTAAAATGGCTTTTTTACTGGCTTTTACATGGTTAGGTTCCCCGTTTTCATCTAATCGTAA